TCTGCTGGAGGTTTGGTGAATTTGCTGACATCCTTGAACTAACACAGGAATTGCTATTTAGTCGGTGTCGCAGTCTACCATCAGGACTAACCTTCTTGAGCCATGCCCCAGCACCTTCAGCCAGCATGCCAATCCTCTTTTGTATCATAAAAAACTCAGCAAGCCTCTTGGCCTCTGGAAACGGAAGAGAATTTAGTATGGTTTCGTCGATCTTGGCTTGACCATTGGGAGTGAATTGCTTTGGTCTCCACTTGTACTTGTCCACCAGACACTTCTGGATGTGGACGCGAGAAGCTGGGTTAAAGTAGATTGTCTTAGACTTAACAAACAGTTCACCCTTCACATAGCCACGAGCCTTGTTGTTGACTTTAGGATAGAAGTCTTCAGTCACTTCCCAAGGTGGGAATAGTTCCTTTAAGTCTTCCTCGATGACATGGCGTTTCTGTGCGAGTTCAGCATACAGTTCACCAGCTTTCTTCTCATTGAAAGTCCAGCCATTACTACCGATCTCACGACATATAGATGCCATACGATGCTCAAGGTCGATAGACTTCTGTGTAGGCTCAGTCTTCATCAACTTCTTGTATAACGTATCAGTCACCTGAGTATCTTGAACGCAGTATGACATCATAGTTTCACTGTAGGCTTCCCAGCCACCATCATAGTCATCTTTAAAGTCACCAAGTCGAAGACCCCAAGCCTTTAGGCTATGACTTCCCCAGAGTTTCTTTGGAAACTTAGAGACACTAAAGTTGCGTTCAGCATCCTCATTGAAGAGGTCTCCATGTATAAGGCGAGAGAGAACTAAGGTGTCAGTTACCTTGGCTCTTGTTGTCCACTCTGGATAGACTTTCTGTATCGCTGGGATGTCGTAGTCTATAATATTATGACCAATGACTTCATCAGCACTTGCTAACAGTACAAGTGCGTCCTCGATCTGTTCTGGGTTAAACGTGCGTACCTCGCCAGTGTCCACCTCACGACAGACAATGCACCAGATAGTATGGATGGTATCTAAGAGGCCGTTGCTCTCTAAATCAAAGCCCCACCGACTCATCGCTTATCACCAGAGCCCTTGATAACGCCACGTTTCTTTCGAGACTGTAGCTTCTCATTGTTCATGGCGGCTACCTCATTCATGGTAATGCCTAAGTCTTTAGATAAAGCCGCGATGTACCAAAGCACATCTCCTAACTCGTCGCATATCTCAGCTTTCTTTTGCGCTGGGATTGTGTCCATGCCATCAAAGGTTACATCTTGATCTCTGATGAGTTTCTTGATTTTACCAAGGACTTCACCAGCTTCATTTGCCAGACCTAAAGCTGGGTAGATGACCTTCCATTTGTAGATCATTGTAGACGCCGCATCTGCTTGATATTCATTCATAGTGTATTCATGGATGCCTGTAGTTTTCATCTGAATAGCTCCCCTTGTGCATTGAGTTGTCTTGTTGCTTTGAAGATTTGCTGATTGCGTCCATACGGACTTTTGCGCTTCCCTATGACTTCTATGAGCCCAGCGTCTTTCAGCCATTTAAAGTGGTTGGTGATTGAGCCATACGGCATGTGCTTGAGTGCAAGTTGTACCTGTGCACTGATGCAACCTTTGTCGCCAGCGGCTTGGATGACATCAAAGACCATCCTAGTATTCTTTGTTAAATCTGTGTTTGCATACGCCTCGCGAGACGTGCTTGATAAACCACGCATACGTGTTCCTTTGCTTTACTAATGTTTTGATTTGGGAGTTTTTTAGAAACCGAAGTTACTATCAGTGGCAGTAAGTCTGCCTGTTTCGCGGTTGTACTGAAGTTCATCCGCTTGGCCTACAAATCCTGTATGCCTATTCTTGAGTACGACAAGTTCTCGCTTGCCTGATGTGGGGTCTTCGCTGTCCACATTCATAGCAATACAAGCAGTCGCCAGCTGTGCTAAACTGTGACTTCCTCTCAGCTGTGACAGCTGTGCTCTATCGCCGCCTTCGTGACCTCTTTCGGAGTTTGGCCTCTTTAAGTGTGACACAAGGATTAATGCTAAGTCCAACTCAGTACACAGGACTGTCAGAGTGTGCATGATGTGGTCTATTAGAACTCTCTCGTTGTCTGATGCACCAGCATACGAGCTAACGAGAATACTAATGTGATCTAAAAAGACGACATCACATCCAAGTCCATGTTTCATGTACCTGATACGATTACAAATGGTGTCTATGTCAAATGAACCAAAGTGGTCGAAGAGATAAATCTGACCATGAGATAGTAAGTCATCAAAGCCTGTCTTGATCTCCTCTGGTGTTGCCGCATCCTCATCAATCACAATGTTTCTATTGATGTGGAGACCTACGAGACCTTGGGCTGTACGCTTGGTGCTTTCTTCTAGCATCAACATGCCAACCCGTGTTCCTGACATGTGTAGGTTGTAAGCAATCTCACGGATTAATGTAGACTTACCTGTGCCACTTCCAGCCACAATAGTCACAATGCCCTGTCGTATTCCTTTGAGCATATTGTTCACTCTTGGATACGGGTACTTCATTGGACTTTCAGCGTCTGGTGTAGCTACAGTCTCACGCATGTCAGACATCTGTACTATACCATCTGGCCTGTAATCAGCCGCCTGATGTATAGCATTAATGATTGCACCAGCCTCACCTTTGACAAGGCATTCATTGGCATCCTTGTGTGGTAAGACAGCAATCTTAACTTTACCGATAGGCAAGACTTCAGCGCACTCAATGGCGGCCTTACGTCCAGCTTCATCCTGATCAAACATCAAGATTATCTCTTTAAAGTTGTTGAGGTAATCAATGTTTTCCAACAGGTTTTTCTTAGCCCCAGCACTGCCATTCCTCACAGATATTGTAGCGAATTTATGCTGTTGTACCTGTGACACGCTCATGGCGTCTAGCTCGCCTTCTGTAATCACTAGCTTCTTACCAGCTGACCACAGGTGCATACCAAAGAGACCATTTATCTTCCCAAGTGTAGGAAACTGCTTGTCTCTTGTGCGTATCTTCTGTCCTGTTGTCTTACCCTTGGCATCCTTGTAGTTAGCCACCTGTATTGGCTCACCCCTGTTGTCCTTAGTCACAAAGTAACCAAACTTACGACAGGTCTGCTCAGTCAACTTACGTGACCTTAGTTCCATGAAGTCGCCTGATAGTAGGCTACTGTCTGTCTTGGTTGGCGTTGCGCTGGGCGTGTACTCTCCGTCAGCTGGGGTGTGCTTCAGACAGCTAAAGCAGAACATATGCCCATCGCTATACAGGCTGTTTGCATCCGATGACCCACAGGCATCGCATTGTTCGTGAGACACAAAGGTGCTCTCTTCTTGTTGTTCATTCATTTGTTGCTTCCCTTATCCGTTCTTCAGCTATCTTGTAGTAGTCCGCGTCTAACTCGATGCCGATGAAGTCTCGGCCTAAGTTTCTACAGGCTACCCCTGTTGAACCGCTTCCCATGAAGGGGTCTAATATTATTCCATTTGAGCCATCGTCAGTCGAATATATCAGTTTCTCCATCAGTTCGACTGGTTTGCATGTAGGGTGTCCGTGGTCTTGTGAGGGGCTTGGCCTCTTCACGTCAATAACACTTTTAGGTCTTCCGTTTGTGAATATGCGCCGACCTTTTGTTGCATACCAAACCACATCGTGCATCGGTGCAAATGCACCTTTCAGGTCTCCCATGCCATGATGGAGCCTGTTCCATATTACCTGTGATTTTACAGTGAACCCGTAGTGTTCAATCCAGTACATCCACTCACATGAGTTTGCCCAGTTAGTGAAGCTAATTAGCCCACCGCCTTGCTTTAGTAACCTCATACATTCTGGTATAAAACTTGGATCAACTACATCATCATTTGCTATCTTCCTGTGTGCCTTACCCCAATTACTCAAGTAGTTCATGCCGTAGGGTGGGTCAGTAACAACCATGTCTACAGACTCATCGGGTATGCCACGCATAACCTCTAGGCAATCGCCTAGCATTAGCTTTGCTTCGCTCATTTTGAAATCCTGTTGTAAAGAAAAAGGGCGATCCTAAGACCGCCCTCTGCTCTCTTTATTTGGCTTGCTTCATGCCCTCATGGCATTCTTCAATCCATTCATCTGGAATCACTTTATGCGCCCAAGTGAAACCATTCTTGGTGCAAAAGTCTGCATAAGAAGTTGGAGACC